CTGTAATAAAAGATTTTATTACGATAATGAAAGAATTTAATTTATTTGATAGGGCAAGATGGGTTGATGGCACCTTATATCGTTTTCCAAATGGATCATTTATAAAATTTATTGGACTTGACAAAGAAGACATTGGTAAGGGGCTGAGATCCGATGTCGTTTTTTTAAATGAAGCCAATAAAATAAACTTTGATACTTACCGAGAACTTACAAGCCGTGCAAAGAATGTGTATATAGACTTCAATCCAAATAAAAAGTTTTGGTTTCACACTGAGGTGCTCTCACGTGACGACTGTAATTTTATAAAGCTGACTTATATCGACAACGAATATTTGAGTTTAGAAGAAAAAAAAGAAATATTACGATATAAAGAACGTGGGTATAATTCAAACGGCGTAATAATAAATCAATATTGGGCAAATATGTGGCGGGTATATGGTCTTGGGGAAGTGGGGCAGGTTGAGGGGCGTATCTACACATGGCAGCCAATTGAACTAAACGAATACTTAAAAATTCCTAAACAAACATACTACGGCTGCGATTGGGGAAAAGTTGATCCATGGGCAATACTTGAAGCAAAATACCATGACGGGAATTTATATTTGCATGAACTCAACTATGCAAGTGAGAATGAAATAGAACGAAATATGGATAGTTCACAGTTACACCAAATAAAAGCAGGCGACACAGACGAAAACGAGGGATTGATGGGCTGGATGTTTAGTAAAATAAAAGTTCAGAAAAATAAAATAGTCGTTTGTGACAGTAATAGGCCAAATAAAATACGGTCACTCCGCCGTGCGGGTTGGGAGTACGCTGTAGGTGTGGGTGGTAAAACAAGATTGGTCGAAAGAATTGGTATTCTGTCTGGGTTAAATATTTATTATACCGATAGCTCAAAAAATATTGAACATGAACAAGAAAACTATTGCTATCAAAAAGACAAATTTGGCGTTATTCAAGAAGAACCTATCGACCAAGACAATCATACAATAGATGCTGCAGCATATATTGTACAAAAATTATTTCAAGATGGCATTATTAATCGAATTTAATTATATATTTGTAAAAATTTTTTCTATTGACCTGGTGGCAACGAATATTTAATCGAAAAACAGCATCTTTTGAAGAAGATGGATTTATACAGCTATATTCAACTGTATTAGCATCGACCCCACAATTTAACGAATACCAAAGCGACAGAGAAAAATTAGAGGTAATTTTTAAAAGTCATTCACTATTAAAAGTTTTTTGCTTACAATGCGATTTATTTTCAATTGGCAAAGTAATTGTAAAAGATAAAGCAGGGCAGATAATAGACAACGATCCATTTTTAAATTTAATAAAAAATCCAAATCCATTTCAATCGCAATCTCAGTTTCTTTGGGATTACATGTTTTGGACTATGATTGGTAATTCTTATTGCTATGTAGATAGTGATGTAATTTCTGAAAATAATAAGTTGTATTTTTTAGACCATCAAAAAATGAATTTCCCGCAATCGGTTATAAATATGCAGGATAAACTTATATTTTCAAAAAATAGTTTAAAAAACATTAATGATGCCTTTGTAACATACCGTTATGCCGATAGTACAGAAATAAACTTACCGTTTTCAAAAATAAATATTAATAACGATATTTCAAATGGAAACGGAAATTGGTTTAAAGGGAATAGCCGTATAGATTCGTTGTATAAGATTATTAGTAATGCCGAAGAAACATTGGATGCCGAAAATATAAATACACGTTATACCGGTAAATTTTTAGTAGCAGGAACAAACGATCCAAACGATGTCACTAAGACACCAATGAGCGAGGAAGAAAAGTTGAGTATAGAGCAAAAAGTAAATGGTAGTAAACAAGTACATGCTGTTAAAAGCATGATAGAAATTAAGCGGTTCGTAGAAAATATGCGTAATTTAGAGCTCGGAAAGTCATATTTAGAAAAATTCTTTTTGATTGGATCAATGTTTAATATACCAAAGGATGTACTTGAGGCAAATGCTAATGGCGCAACTTATGAAAATCAAGAAAAAAGCACGGCAAAACACATCAGTTATACGCTACAGCCCAAAGGGAATGATTTTTTTGAAAGCCTTGCAAAAAGGTTTGGATATGATAAGCAAGGCAAAACGATAACAATAGACTGGAGTCATTTGCCGTTTATGCAAGTATTTGAAAAGGATAGAACAATTACTCAGCAAAATAAAATAAATACACTTACAAGCATGTTGAAGCTTGGCATCGATTTGAAAGAAATAAATGATTTTTTAGGAACAGATTTTAAAAAAGCAATTTATGAGCAACCCAAAAAAATTGACAGCGGAGGAAATTAAAGCTCTTAAAATAGCCAAAGTGAAGAAAGAAAAACAAATCATTGAAGGCAAAATTATAAAAAAATGATTATTACAAAAGATTTTCCAGGAAAAGAATTTGCAAACAAAGAAGATTTGTTTGCAGAACTTCGTGCAAATGCTATAAAAATAATCGCAGTAAAAAAAGCTGAGATACAAAAATCGCATCTTAAAGGTTTTGATTTTACAGGATTTTTGACAAAAGACCTTGGAGAGTGTAAGACGGGACCGCAAATGAAAGACGGATATATATATCCTATTTTAAATACAACGAAATACATGGACAGTCATCGTGACGTGCATTTCGACGGTATCTGGACAAAAAGCGTTAAAGAACAGGCGGGTAAATTATTTTATGTTAAAGATCATATTGTTAGTGTAGATACTATCATTGCTTGGCAGGAGGACGTAAATGTTATGGTAAAATCTGTGCCGTGGGGTTTTGTAGGCAAAGATTACGAAGGGAATACAGAAGCACTTATTTTTGAGATTGATAAAAATAAAATTGTAGATTCGCAAGCATCGAAAATAATTGCAGAAAAAAGACCTGTTCAAAATTCTGTTCGTATGATTTATGTAAAGCTAAATTTGGCCATGAACAGCGACGCAAAAGAAGATGTAGATTATAAGAAATATTTTGATGCAAGAATAAATGATATTGCAAATAAGCAAGATGTAATGGAATTAGGCTATTTTTGGGGCGTTGAAGAAGCTAAGATAGTAACAGAATGTAGCATGGTTATACGTGGCAGCAATGATGCCACACCGATAAGACAAAAAAATGAAGAAGCCGTTATAAATGACACTTCTGAGAAAATAGAGCCGATTAATTTCACTCAAAAAGAAGAAACAAAATTTTTAAACCCTAATCTTTATTAAAATGAAATTTACTTACAAAGCCGAATCTGATTTGGCAGCTATGACAGGCGAACAACGTGATATTTATTCTGAGCAAAAAAGAGCCTTTGAACAGGAAGCTACAGAAAAAATGATTATAGATGCAATCGCAAAAGCATTTCCAATGGAAACACCCGAGGAAATAAAAGCAAAAACCGATGCTATAGCATTGGAGAAAGCACAATTTTCAGAAATGAAAGAAGCCATCAATCAAATGAAAGAAAATGGTTTTGGTGCTTCAAACGGTGACAGTTTTGGCAAACAGGTTTCAGATGCTATCAAATCTAATTTTGATAAAATTAAATCATTATTTTCAAGTGGAAGTGGTGTAGTAGAATTTGAAATAAAAGCTGTTGCTGATATTACTACTGGTAATGGTACAAATACAGCACCTCCATCTATTACAGGAGTACAGCAAGCTGGGTTATCAAACATTAATCTTCGTCAAATACCTGTTTTGGATATGACAAGCAATGTTAATACATCTTTAGCAGCTTATCCTTATACGGAGGTTAAACCAAAAGATGGTGACTATTCATTTTTAGCAGAGGGTGCAGTTAAGCCTCAAATAGATTTTAATTGGGAAACAAATTATGCAAAACCTGTAAAAGCTGCAGCATGGATACGTTTAACAGAGGAATCTTTAAAAGACGTGGCAGGATTGGAATCGATAGCAAAAGATTATTTATTGAAAAAACATAACCTTAAAAAATCTCGAGGTATTCTTTTTGGTGACGGCATTAGTCCAAATCCAAAAGGTGTTACTACTTACGGTCGTGTATTTTCAGCAGGGCCTTTAGCTTTAGGTGTGGTTAATCCTAATTTTATGGACGTTGTAAATGCGTGTATTACTGATATATCTACTACGCACAACTACGAAGACGAAATGCCTTACATGGCAAATTTAGTTTTGGTTAATCCAAACGACTTTTTTATAAATTTGGTAGCAGCTAAAGATTTAAACGGTTTGCCACTATACCCAATGGCATCTTTGTTTAACAAAGTTGTAATTGGAGGCGTTACAATAATTCCAGAAGAAAGTATAACAGCAGGAAAAATATTTGTTGGTGATATGAGCAAATATAATACAACAAATTATGTTCCGTACACTGTTAAAATTGGTTGGGTTAATGATGACTTCATTAAAAACCAATTTGTAATTCTCGCAGAGAGCCGTTTTCATGCGTTTGTTAAAAAAATGGATGAGCAGGCATTTATTTATGACAATTTCGCTACAATCAAAACAGCGATAACAAAACCATAATTTATGTTATACGAAATCACACAGCCTTGGGCTGGCTATAAAGTTGGCGAAAAGGTAGAAATAACCGATAAAAATGTGATTGAAAAAGCACTAGAATTAAAAGTTATTTCAGATGTAAAACCTTCTAAAAAAGAAGATAAAAAATAACACATGCCATTTGTTCAAATATCTGATTTTATTGGTGAAGTTGTAATTGCACAAACAGAGCAGGCCAACGTGGCAACAACTGTTAACAGATACATCGCAAAGTATGAAACCGAGTACCTAAAAAAGGTGCTCGGGCATACTTTATTTGCCCAATACAACGCAGGTATTATAGCAAATACACCTGCATATTTAGAACTGCGTAACGGTGGAACTTATACCGATTTACATGGAGATACTGTTATTTATGAAGGCTTAAAAGAAGCGATTGTAAATTATATATATTTCCATTATATCCGTGATACCGTTACATTTACTACTGGCGGGGGAGAAAAGAAAACAGATCCACCACGGGCAGTTAGTTCTTTGGATAAACAGGTAAGAGCATGGAACAGAATGACCGTATTAAGTAAGGCTGCAAGATGCTTTATTTATGCAAAACAATCTGTTTATAATGTTACATCTTGGCAGATTAATGACATTTTCAGACCTATAAATACGCTAGGATTATGAACACACCGCCGTATTTAATTGTAGAAGAATTTAGTAGAGTAGTAGATGCAACAAAGGTTGCATTAGGATTGCCGCATCTAAATTACTTATATGGGTACTTGCACGAAGTAAGAGAACAACTAGCAAATGATACATTAGCTGGTGGATCTTTTGCGACAGGTAAATACCCCTTAGTATGGTTGGTTGAGCCATTTACAGTTACAGGCGGTAGTTATGGAAATGCAGGAAGCGTAGGGCTGCAGTTTTTTATAATAATGGGTTCAAGTGCTACAATTACAAGAGCACAAAGGACTGAGCAAGTTTATAAACCTTCGATTATTCCGATATACCATGAGCTTTTAAAGCAAGTGCAAAATATGTCGAATGTATTTGAGATAATAAATATTGCAGCACATGATTATACAGATAGGCCTTACTGGGGTGAAAAACAACAAAATGCTATAGATGATATTTTCGATTGTAGAGAGGTGAATAATTTAAAAATAAATATTGCAAATAAACAAAATTGTTTAACTAATTAAAAATTTAAGACATGGCCATAAATATTTTAGGACAAGTAAATTGCGGCGGCACAACAAGCACTTTTAACAGTGGCTTGCCGCTATGCGATGTAGTACGCAAGCAGCCGAAAGGTTTATTGCTTATAGACTCAGGTGTAGAATTTACACCAGCACAAGCAACATCAAAAGCTGTATTAATTGCAGCTATAAAAACAGCAACAAGAGCTGCTCGTGGATCTCGTGTATATCCGATTTTCGACCTTACAGATTTTCAGGATAAGACAAAGGAGCCAACAAAAGCAACAGTTGGGCCATTAAGTACGGCTGAAGTAGTTGTTACAGATGCTATACCTGCATTTGATGCAGCACATTACAAAGGCGATTTATTTCACCAGCAATTGGTAGCAGCTCAAAATAGTAATTTAAAAGTTATAATAATTGATAGCGCATATAATATGTATGCAACTACTCTTCCAAGTGGTAATATTACAGGTTTTTCTTTAAATGAGTTTTATGCAGCCTTGCCAAAATTTGCAACAGCATCTGAAACAGCTAAATATCCTTTTAGTTTGGCTTTAGCTTCATTGACTGAGATAAAAGAAAACTTGTCAATAACGGCTTTAGATAGCAGCGTTCTAGGAATTACAGGTAATCGTGATATAACACTTGCAAAAGTTTCGCAGGCGGCCAACATTATCAACATTTCTGTAACAGGGCGTGGCGGCAAGAATATAGGTGATTTATATGCTGTAGAACTTGCTGTAGGTGCTGCATGGTCTATTAAAAATACACAAACTGGAGCAGTTGTTGCAGTAACAAATGTTACATACGATACTGTTAATGGCTACTATGTAGTAACAGCGGACAGTACAGCTTATGCAGCTTTGACTACAACACAAAAGTTTGATGTAAATTTAGTTTCAGCAGCAGCATTATCTGCATTAGCAGTTGATGGATATGAAAGTACAGGCATTGTTCAAATTGTAAAACCTTAATTTTTTATGTCAGGAATAAAAATTGATAATCACTGGTTCAATGTAACACATTATTCTAAATATAGTGAAATAGATTTTATAAAAGATGTTTTACCTTCGGTGCCTGATAAATACGGTTCCGTAGAAAATAAAACAGACTTTTTAAAAATTTGTTACAAAGCAATACAGGCAACAAAGCCTGCTGCAACCAAAAAATAAATAAAGTGCCCGTATTTAATTGCGGGCATTTTATTTTATATTTGTAATATGGCGAGCATAAATCAATTTGCGGATAGATTGAAAGCGTTAAATATTATTAACGAAAGCCGAACTGCTTTAGAAAATCACAAGCCATTAATAAAAGATTTAAACCGTGAAAGAATGTTGGAGGGCCGTAAAACGGATGGTAATTTTCTACCAAACTACAGCCGTACTTCACAGGTTGTTTACGGG